CAATAAGGATTTTGAGATTCTTTTCTTGGATTGATTCCATAATCGTTTGGTATTAAATTAATTTGCCGTTTCAACCTTTTGGTATCATCAGTACAAGTACTCACTTGTATACGGATAGGAGAGTCCGTTCGAACAGACTCTCCAATCATCATCTTAGCATATCAGCCTTTAAGCTATTGGTATACAGACGGGTCAGTCTCCCGAACTTATCTATATAGGGTTGAACTGCGTGGTTAATTTTTCGAGTCATCAGCATAGTTCTAAAGTGCTTTGATAACTCCATTACCTCAGCGACCTTATCTGCATCATTGTTATACATCATCATCAGTATTGGCTTAAGCTTACTCAGAAGCCCTCTGTGCGTACCATTTGGCTTATTAACTGCGTAGTTAACTATTTCAAACATCAATCTGTAACGAAGGTTTAAATCATCTACAGACTTAACCCTGCTAGGTAATCTAAACTCAATCAATTGATGAGTTATACGGCATACTTGGTACTTAGTAGAATCATCTACACCTTCCCAATTGTCTGATTCGACATCCATAAATATATTAGATGCACACCAAGACCTCTTTAGTCTAAAACGATACATAGCGTAGATGATTCCACTATATGGACGCATGGCATCAGCTAACTCACCACCACTCATGCCTTTTACGGCTAGGTTTATATGTCCTCCACAATTTATATCGCTAGGAGAAAACTCGTCTTCAAGGATATGCTTAGCTTCTGAGAACATATTCAAAACCTTGTTTCTCCATACAGACTTCCCAATCAATGGAAGGACATTGCTAACTCCTTCAACTCCGCAGCTACCATCTGTCTCGAAGTGAGAGAACAAAGGATATTCCTTTACGGCATCCCTGTTAAATGAGTTTTTCTCTACCTCGAATCCAATAGTGAATTTTGACTCTATCTCTCCTTCCTCAGTAACTAGAGTGGTTAGATTTCGCTCTTGACTACCCATGTGGGTCATATCATATTCAAATGATGTCTTATCAAGAAATCTGTACGGAAGACCATTTCTTTTTGCCCAATTCCATGGCAATACTCTACCTCTGTTGGAATCGCCTTCTGTAGTATAAGTGATTTGTGCATTCATAGTGTTTGGTTTTTATGGAGTCTGTTCGAACAGACTCCGTTAGTTAATTGTTTACGCTTCTAATACTTTAACGTAGTAATTTTGTCCATCCTGCGTACGTATTACAGAGAAAACTCCTTGACCAAAATACCCCGAAAGTACTTTCGCCTCTGTTGGAGCGTTATCATGGTCTTGGTGGATGATGAATTGATTACCCCAAGCAGCAGCATTATTGTGCTGCACGATGAAAGTATTAAAGTTAACTTCTTTGTTTGCTGAGATATCCTCAGACAAGCACTCTCTTTCGAATTTATTCATAATCTTGGGTTTAATTGGTTAATGTTAGTCCCCATATGCTCTGCGAAGAGCATTACAACCACTTGGTCTATGGGGTGAGTCTGTTCGAACAGACTAAGCGTTAAGCTGAACTTTAGCCATCTCTAAGAGAGATTCCAAAGCTTCAATTGACTGAGCCGTAACTCCTTCAATTTTACCATCAGATAACCACCGCATGGATGCTCCCTTTTCAGCACCTAACGCTTCAGCTTTAGCACTGAATGTCATCAGTGTAGTAGATGACTCACTACCTTCAGACTCTCCTTCTCCTTCTGCTTCTGCTTCTGCTCCACCATTCTTGGCGAATTTCAAGCATCCCCTTACAGAGCGATTCTCTGTAGAGTCTTTATAATCTGAGATAACTTGGTATTCTGTCTCTCTTAGCTTACCTAGATTAATCATCTCACTAAAGAATGCTTTTTTGTACCCCCATATATTACGAAAGTCTTCGGTAGTCATAACTATACCTGCGTATTCCATAGCTTGAATGCCTTCTGCCGACTTCCACCATTGGTATGTGATATGCATCTTCAGTGATAGCTTAACTTGCATATCGAATGTATCTTTAACCCTCGATTGTGACTCAGCATTTAATGCCATTGCACCATGAAATTCTTGAACATTGTTCTCTAGTAATTCTTTGAAATTTGTGTTGATTTGTGACATAACTTCTTGATTTTGAGCATCTTAGCCCGTTTTGGTGAGGGCGTTTCCCCCATCCGCTCTGCTAATTACGACTAATTATAGTTCATACACTAACATATTATAGTCTTATTTTAGTTTTATTTATTTAGGTGTTTAATGCAGCAGCAGCAGCTTAGTCATAACTCAGTCACATTATAGATGCAATGAGGTCAGAACGATTAATGATGGGCAGTAGATTGTTTATGCGTGGATTGTATAGGGGGGGGATAACCTCTCTCTTCCCTTTGTGTACACACTAGATGAGTCTGTTCAAACAGACTGAGAGGTGTAGTGAATGCGTTAAAGCTAGTGAGTGAATGCGTGAAGCTAGTGATAGCCTAAGCTACAGAGATGTAACAACAGCTATGCACAGAGATAACTACCACAGCCATAGGTAGTTAGGAGTCCTACATGAAAAGTCTAAATATTTGGGACTGCGATATTGAAAACACACCCCCACCCCACAAAAAAGAATCGGTTTCCTTGAGGGGTTATGCAGCGTGCAACGGGGGGGAACCTCCAACCCCTATATGTCTAATAATTTTTGTATCTTTACCCAATGTACGAGATAGAATTACAGAATAGAATTGACGTAGGGTTTGTATTAGGATTTTCAATCTTCCCTTCAGATAAGGATTTTAATTATACTGAGTACATACTGTATTTAGGATTAATTAGTATACACTTAAAAACATATAAAGATGGACTATAGCGGATTAAAAGTAAAGGATGGCAGATTAATTAATGACCGTCCGGTAGGTAAAAGTGGTTTAGAGGAAGCTGCAGAGATACGCAAATCAATGAAGCGTAACGATAAGGTTAGCATAGTAGCTGACGGAATTGAGCGAGCTGAGATGCGAAAAGATATGAATAGTATTTTTCGAGTAAATCAAAAATAAACATTGTGTTTGGTGAATGAATTGATTGTGTAGTGACTTTCAATTCTCAAAGGAGGGGTGGTTCCCTCTTTTTTTTATTTAAACTCGACATATAATGTTGACTTAATGTTAACTTGATGTTGATATAAAAAACTTAAGTAATTGATTATTAATTACTTTGACGACAATGTTAACTTTTAACTTACTTTGTAGTGAAAAAAAATATATAAAGAGTATATATATATATATATATATAGGGAATCACTAACATTCGTCATTTTAACATTTGTGTTTTATAGTTAAAAAATATATTATATATTTGCATCAAATCAAATCAATAAAAAATGAATCAATCAAGTTACACTCCTAAGGAGTTGCATTTCTCAGACGAAGGTAGAGTTAAGTTATTTAAAGGTCTAGAGAAAATCACGAACGCAGTTAAGAGCACTCTTGGTCCTCAAGGTAATACAGTGCTTATAGAGTCTGAAGAACATTTATCGGGAATGACGGTTACTAAGGATGGAGTCACGGTGGCTAAATCTATTAGCTTGCTTGACCCTGTGGAGAACTTAGCAGTCAGAATAATGAAAGAGGCTGCGGAGAAGACTGCATTGTCTGCCGGTGATGGTACGACAACTGCTATTGTGTTATCTAACGCCTTAGTCCGTAATGGAGACGAGATGATTACTGATAAGCATAATAAGACAGCGGTCCTTAGAGAGCTTGTGAAAGGTACTGAGGTGGTTATTAAAAGCCTTAAGAAGATGAGTAAACCTGTTACAGATAAAACTCTAGCAAGTGTGGCTACTATATCAGCGAATAACGACTCTAAAATTGGAAACATAATAGCTGACGTATACAAAGAGGTTGGCGTAAACGGTATTGTTACAGTTGAGCGTTCACAAACACCCGACACACACTTTGAGACTACTATGGGAATCAAGGTAGACAGAGGTTACTCATCGAACTTGTTCATAAACAACCATAAGAAGGACGAGTGTATCTTTGATGGTGCTAGTGTTTTAGTTAGTGACGCTGAGATAACTAACATACTACAGATTGAGAATGTATTAAAGCCAATCATCCAAGACGGTGGTAAGCTATTGATTATTGCACCTTGCTCGACAAACGTAATTAACACGTTATCGGCAAACGTAATGAAGAACGGGTTAAAGATATGTTGTATTCAGCCACCTAACTTTGGTTATAAGCAGCACGAGCTAATGAACGATATTGCTTTATCGGTTGGGGCTACTTACTTCAGTGAGAAGACGGGTGATGACTTGAGTTTAATAATGCCTAGTGACTTGGGTAAGTCTAACAAGATTATAGTTGGTCGTGGTTCAACGATTATATTAAAGGACGATGACGTTGTTTCACAAAATGATATTGATGAGAGGGTTGAGCAGTTACACGGAGCACACGCTGCTTCAAGTACAAAGACTGAGCGTGAGTTTATCCTATCAAGGATAGCGTCACTTACCGGAGGTGTTGGTGTTATATACGTTGGTGGTCAGACTGATTTAGAGCACAAGGAGTTGTTTGACAGGGTTGATGACGCTGTATGTGCGGTACGTTCAGCTACGCTTGAGGGTATCTTACCCGGAGGTGGATTGGCACTTGAGAACATATCACGAAATATGGTAGAGTGTAAAGCAGATTGGTCTGAAGAGAAGAGGATTGCCTATGATATACTTGGTGACTCGTTGCTTGCCCCGATAAAAACAATACTAGAGAATGCAGGATTAGACTACTTAGATATATATAATAGTGACGAATGCATTAAAGGTTTTGGGTACGATGTAAAAAATAATATGTACGGTAATTTAATGAAGATGGGAGTTATTGACCCAATGAAGGTTACAAAGAACGCACTTCAAAATGCTGTGTCAGTAGCTGTCACACTATTAAGTACTAACGCTATTGTAACAATGGCACGAAGTTATGACACAAAAGATTAAATTATGAAACCAATAGGGAAATACATAGCAATCAAAGAAATCAAGGAAGAGGTAAAGACCAAGTCAGGTCTTCTTCTTTCCGGTGATGATGTTGATGGTATACGTTATAAGAAGGCAGTAGTCTCTGAGTCAGGTACTTCTGTTGAAGTAATTAGCAAAGGTGATACGATATACTACGATAGTAGAGCCGGTTACTCTATGTTTATAGAAGACGAGCAGTTTACTATTATTCAGGAGCACGATGTCGTTGTTGTCGTGTAGTAGCGTTTATCTCTTTAATAAAATTACGATACACTTTATCGGTGTACTTTACATTCTTGGCAAACATAGGATTGCCTGACAAGCTAGTGGGGATTTCTTCCCCACTTAGTTTTTTGTATATAGATGTAACGAGCCTCTTACTTTTATAGGAGAGCATATAAAGCGTCTTGGTGGGACCGCATCTTTTCCTGAACACTTGAATCCACCCATCCCTTAATAGCTTCTTAAAACGATGCTTATCCCAACTTAGGAGCTCATCGAACTCATCAAACTTATCCTTACCAAAATACCCTTCTGAATTTAGAAAAAGTATTACATCTAATTCACCTTGGTTTAGTTCGTACTTAGCTTTAACGAAGTATCTTATAACACGCCAATATTTTAGGTAGTCATTATTCATTTGATTTAATTTCGTAGATTTGTGCTAGCAAAGGTAAAATATTTTTTAGTTATCTTTGTAAAAACAAAAACATTACTATGAGAGATTTAAGTAAGCCGTTGGCTCCTACATTTGGAAATCCAATTAAGAAAAGAAAAGCTAAAGTAGCAAAAAAAGTTTTAAATTCTAGGGAGTCTAAAATGAGGGCAGAATTAGCTAATAAATCTAACAAGCCTAAGCTAAAAAGCGTAAAAGTAAAAAGTTCTAAGCTAGGTGAGCTTGTACAGGCAAAAGAAGGTATTGCAGAGAAAGTTACTTCAGGACCAAAGCTTATTAAGTACTATATGAGTCAAGGTATGTCCCTAAAACAAGCTACAGCTAAAATGGTTAGAGCTAAAACAGGTAAAAATAATTAATATGAAAAAGCAAGGTTACAATTCCCGATTAGATGAATCTATGGGAGCAAGAAATGGCAACAAGAGTCAGTCAATGAAATCTAGAAGAGATGAGTCGAAGGCTATGTCTAAGAAAGGTTCAGGTCACGCTTATGGTGGAGACAAGTCTATGTCATACGAGCATAAGTGTATTAAGGATGGTAAAGTAGGTCCTCACTTGACTTCAATAATTAAGAAGTAATGAGTAAGTTTATGCGTCTAGTCAATAAATTAGTTGACGATGGCAAATCACTTTCTGCTGCAAAAAAGATAGCTTACAGTATTGGAGTAAGTAAATACGGAAAAAAAGGAATGGCTGCAAAGTCTGCTGCAGGTCGTAATAAAAAATAAAGCTATGTACAAAAGAGATTTAAGTAAGCCTTTAGCATCTACATTTGGAGACCCACCTAAGAAAAAGAAATCATTTGGGGTCCTTAAGTCTGACGCTAACAAGCCTAAGAAGTCGGGTCCAAAGATGGAACCGGGTAAAAAACCTTTCACTAAAAATGGAATCACCTATACTTGGGATAGAAAAAATTCTGTTTACATGGGAGATTTAAAGGGTAGATAGATGAAATCGAAAGGACTAGGAGATACTGTAGAAAAGTTCACTAAAGCTACAGGAATAAAGTCTGTCGTAAACAAGATGGCGAAAGCTATTGGTAAAGAAGACTGCGGTTGTGGTCAAAGAAAGGATACATTAAACAGGGTTTTCCCATACAATAAAGATAAGAAATAATGGCATATCAAAAACTACAAGCCGGACGAGCATTAGCGGTAATACCTAGTGATACGATTAACATACCTAACATAGCGGCTGTGTCTGCTTCAGGAACAACAACGGCAGGTACGACAGATAAATTAACTGACACAGGTGGTGACTTTATAAACAAAAGAGTTTCTATTGGTGATATTATATATGCGGGTGCGGTTACAGCAACAGTAACCGCTATTGATAGTGCTACTATACTTAGCACTTCAGTTACTATACCAACTAATACAGCGTATACTATCTACTCACAGGCAAATAACCCTCAGAGCGGTTGTGTGTTATACTGTGGTGGTGAAGGAACAATTAAAGTTCTTACAGCGGGTGGTGATATAGTAGAGCTTGTAGGTATACCTACAGGATTGTTTATACCTGTTCAAGTTCTTAGAGTATTTAGTACTGTAACTACAGGAACGATAGCAACTAATATTGTAGCCCTTTGGTAAAATATGCAAATATCTATAGCAAATGCAATCCTAGTAGCACGTCTAGTAGGTAAATCTATTGTAAGACGAGGTTTAAAAATGTGGTTAGACTTTAAGAAGTCTAATATTCTAGGGTGTGAGTTGGTGGTTGATGGGGATTTCTTATTGACAGGAACACAAGCAGCTAGTGTGACAGGTGATTATTGGCAAACAGGCTCTGCTTGGACTATTGGTTCAGGTAGCGCTCATTACGATGGTACTTCTAACGGCTCTGAGTTAAGGCAATTTCCTGTATCTCCTTCTCTAAGTGCAGGAACAACTTTGCTATTATCGTTTACTATATCTAACGTACAGGCAGGAAAAACAGCTTTCTTTAAAATAGAAGTAAGTGGTGTTCCGATAATTGTTTTTGGTTACACAAACTTCAATGAGGGTTTTCATCAATTCACTTATACTTTAAGTGGTTCACAAGACCGTATTTTAATTGTTCCTTTAACAACCGGAACAGGTGGTACGTTTAGTATTAGTGATATAACCACAAAACAAGTAGCCCAATTCGCTCCTGACGAATCAAATAACTGTAACGAAGCTGAGTTGTATACAGGGAAGGCTTTGAGTTTTAATGGGAATGATGAGGTTTCTGACTTCGGAAATCCTAATATAAATTTGAAATCAATTTGCTTTTGGGTTAATTTGAGTACAACTTCTGAGCAGATATTTAATCTTACGTCTACGCACAATATAACTGCTTCTAGTGGCGTAATTACTTTAGGAGGTACTTGGTCAAAATCAAATATATATGTGAATGCAGTAGATACAGCTACGATAGGAACAACATTTACAAGAGTGGTAATTACAACGGACACTAATATACTTGTAAATGATTTAGAGTTTGCTAGAATTGGTTCAGATTATGGTGCTTTAAGTTTGGCGGATGTACAGATTTACGATGCTGAATTAAGTTTGGCTGATGCTTTAATTGATTACAACAACCCTAACGACCTTGTATTTAATAAAGGAGGCTCGATTGCTTTATCTAATTTAAAAGGGTACTACGCTTTAAGTGAGGGTAGCGGTACGATTGCTTACGATAGTTCAGGACAAGGAAACAACGGAACAATTACAGGTGCTACATACGATGACCAACAAACTATAATTCCTCAGTTGGGGATGGTTGATTGGGCAAAGAGTACACCTGTTGCTACGGAAGTAACTTTAATAGAAGCACCTAATAATGTAGAATTTGACATTTTAGGTAACGCTTTAAGGTTAAGAGAGGGCGGGTTAAATTTAGATGGTACAGGTTATGCACAGGTTGCTGATGATGCTAGTTTAGATGTGACAACTGCGGTAACTTTAGAATGTTGGGTTAAGTGGAATACTGAAAACAGTAAAGGATTGATAGCTAAGTGGGGACCGGCAGGTGATAGGTCTTTCTTAATGCAAAAAGTTACTAATGGAGTGGATTTTTATTTATTTTCAAGTTCTTTTTTAGTTGCTAGTTCTGACTTAGTTACAGGTACGGGAGATTGGAAACACATAGCTTGTACTTACAATGGTAGTACGCAAACTGTATATATTAATGGTTCTGTAAGTGGAACTCCTGCTTCAAATTCGGGTAATATACGGGTAACAACAAGAGATGTAGAAATTGGTAGATATGATAGTAATAATTACTATAGCGATATCATAGACGAAATAAGAATATACAATATTTCACTAACAGCAACAGAAGTTTTAAACAACTATAAAGTAGGATTACCAAAACACTCTTAATTATGAAAGGAAATATATTTATATGCCTTAATGAGGCAACGTACAAAGGGTTAATACCTAAAGAACTAGAAGGACAATATGCTCGTCAAGTTTACGATATAGAAGATGATTTAGTTGAAATATTACCTACAACATTTGAAGAATTGGCTTCTGACAATAGAGTTAAGTTTGGGAATGTTATAGAACTTATAATATCTAAAGCTAAATATTATGTAATTGAACTAGATTGCTCTTGGTTGGGCGGTGAAGTTTCTGCTTTATTAGACTTAGGTTCAAAACTAACTTACCCCAACAATTGCTTAATGACAAATGCAGAAGCAATAAAGTTAGTTAGAGATAATCAACTTGAAATAAAATAGTATGTGGAATATATCAGCAACATTTAACTTCACAAACATAAAATATGTATGGACAGTAAAAGAAAAGCCTCAGCATTAAAAAGAGCAGGTGTATCAGGTCTTAATAAACCTAAACGAACACCAAGTCATCCAAAGAAATCACATATTGTTGTAACGAATTGTAATAATAAAGTAAAGACAATACGGTTTGGTGAGCAAGGTGCAAGTACTGCAGGAGCTCCAAAGAAAGGTGAAGGTTCAAAGATGAGTGCAAAGAGACGTTCGTTTAAAGCTCGGCACGCAAAAAACATAGCTAAAGGTAAATGCTCTGCTGCATATTGGGCTGACAAAGAAAAATGGTAATTATGAAAAAGGTAATTAGACAGTGGTTAGAAGCAATGATAAGCATAGTAAAAGATGGATAAGGACGTTATAAAAAACATGGCAGTAAACGGAGCTGCTATAGGTATGAGTTTTACAGAATTAGAACAAGTATTAAGACTTGCAGCTTTAGTTATAGGTCTTGCTTATACAATTTATAATTTTCATGTAGTATATAAAAAAAATGAGAGTAAGTAAGAACTTTTTATTGTCTGAACTAATAAGAAGTAGTACAGCTAAAAGATTAGATATAGATAATGAACCTACCAAAAAACACTTACGTAACTTGCAACGTACTGTTGATTTACTTTTACAGCCTCTTCGTGATGCTGTTGGTCCTATTCGGGTTAGTAGTGGTTATCGTTCCAAAGCACTTAATCGAGCAATTGGTGGTAGTTCTAAATCGCAACATTGCAAGGCTGAAGCTTTGGATTTGCAATATTGGGAAGACGGAATAATGAACAATAAGGTTATCTATGATTGGATTATAAAATCAGATATAGAGTTTGACCAAATGATAAACGAGTTTGATTTTTCTTGGATACATATATCTCTAGCAAAGAAAAAAAATAGAAGACAAGTACTTGAAGCGTTTAAAGACGAGGAAGGAGATACTAAATACAGATACGCAGATGATTAAGAATTTAATAGGAAAGCTAATCGGTCAAGCTTCAGAGATTATAGATGAAGTCGTTACAACGGATGAAGAAAGAGAGCAGCTTAAAAAGCAATTTAAAGAAGTTGTACAGAATCACGAAAGGGATATGTACGCTATTGAGGTTGAAGATAGAAAAAGTGCTAGAGTACTTTTCAAAGACGATAGTTATATACAGAAGATACTAGCAATAATATTCACATCGGCTTACTTTTTTTTATCGTACACGATGTTTGAGTATTTCGTTATGAATACAATAGAATTATCTGATTATGAGATAGGATTTATAAGCACGGTATTTGGAGCTATGTCAAGTAAGGTCAACACAATAGTTGATTTTTTCTTTGGAGGTTCATCTAAGAAATAATTACCTATATTTGTAGGAAACTAAATCTAATCAAATGGCAAATTTAACAAACGAGGAGTTAGAAACTCTTCAAGGTTCATTAAAAGAATTTAATAAGTGCAAGATGCAATTAGGTGAAACAGTCCTTCAGCAACAAGCTCTTATAAGTAAGATGGCGGGTCTTCGTGAGGAGTCTGCAGAGCAAGAAAGAAAGTTAATAGATAAATACGGTAAGGATTCTGTTATCAATATTGAGACGGGAGAGATAAAGCCACCTGAAGAAAAATAAGCTATGCCAAAGATAAGTTCATATACAACAACAGCACCTTCGTTTACAGATAAGTTAATCGGTACAGATACTACTGACAACTCAGCTACAAAAAACTTCTCTGTAAGTAGTGTGTTAGAATTAGGTAACCCTAATAGTTTCAACTTAGTACTTGAGTCTAATACAGGAGGCGATTCCCAACTTGCAAGTGCTACAAATACAGCGACTACAATATTGTTAGGTGATGCAAAATCAGGAACAGGAGTTGCTCTTGATAGTGCAGGAGACATAACTTTTTCAACTGAAGGTAAGTATTACGTGCAGTTATTAGTAAATTCAGGCTCTGTAAATGTTTCTCCAAATAACATTGTATCATCAATTTACTTTAATTCATTTAAAAATGGTGCTGAGTATGGTGATGCAATAGAAGATTCATTAGCTTTAGTAGTCGGACAGGTTTCTACAACAGAAGGGTTGTCAATTAATATTATATTAAATGCTGCAATAAATGATGTGCTAAATTTTAAGTTTTCAGTAAGCAATTTAATAATGGGACTTAGTTTTCAAGCTAGTATAGTTGGGTCTGTAAGAGCTGCCGCTATAAAAATTTATAAAATCTAATGGATATTCGTAAAATATCCGTAGGTCCGGACTACAAGTCGGGTGCTATGCACTACATTGTAGGTCAGGACATTTTAGGAGCGTCACATAAGATACATCTAATTCAATACGACAAAGGAACCTTGTCTTATAAGATTTGGATTCAACGTGAGGATGTTATAGTTTTGTGGAAGGAGTTTAACTCTAATATGCCAATTTCAATCGAATACAATATAAACTTCTAGTATGAGTAAAGATAAAGAGTGTAAATGTGGTGAAAACTGCAAGTGTACAGAAATGGATAATTGGCTAAATGATTTAGAGTCTAAGGAGCAACCGAAAGCTTGCAATATAGATGACGATGATTGTGAAGCTTGTGGTTCATAATGAAGTCTCCTTTTAATTTTATAGTAAGACCTATTGAGGGTAAACGATACAACAACACTAAGACTATTGGTGGGATGGAATTTATCGTTAACACCTCGGAAGAAGAACATAAGTTTTCTAATAGGCAAGCCACAGTAGTAGAAACTCCTGTAGGGTATGATGGTCCTATAAATATAGGCGATATACTTTTAGTTCACCATAACGTATTTAAGTTTTACAACGATATGAAGGGTAGACGTAAGAGTGGTAAAAGTTACTTTAAGGATGATTTATTCTTTGTAGATAGTGACCAATTCTATCTATATAAAAGAGATGGGAATTGGCATAGCCACGATAGGTTCTGTTTTGTTAAGCCTATAGATACGTTAGATAGCTTTATAGATAAGTCTTGTAAGTACGAACCACTTATGGGGGATATGGCATACCCAAACGAGTACCTTAAATCACAAGGTATTAATAAAGGTGATAGGATATACTTTACTCCTGATAGCGAATATGAGTTTACAATTGATGATGAGGTATTGTACAGAGTGTTTGACCATCAGATAACTATGAAGGCGTAGTATGGATTCTACAGAGTTAAGGAAAGAAATTATAGAAGCAGGTTATAAAGCTGTTAAGCAATTAATTAAAGTTGCTAAAGAAGAGATTATAAAGCCTGACCCTGAGGATGAGTTGGCTGCAGATAAGTTAAAGAATGCAGCAGCCTCTAAGAAACTATCTATATTTGATGCGTTTGAAATTCTTAAACGTATAGATACTGAAAAAGATAACATTAAATTAGAGTCTCAAGGACCTAATAGAACTGATACCAAACAAGGATTTGCAGAACGAAGGTCAAAATAGTTTATGCCGTATAGTACCTGACTATATACCTAAAGGACCACTATCTAAAAAGAATAGTAGTCACAGTTGGCTGTATGGTTATAACGAGAAATACGACTTTATAAATATATCTAAGACCGGACAGGTTGGCGATATAGTAGAAATATCAGGAGTTAAAATAGGTTTACCTAAAAGACCTGAGTTAACACCTCAGAGACACACTACAAAATCTCTTCAGTATTGGGAGCGTGAGGAGTTTCCTAAAGAGCTTCAAAAAATATCATCTATATTTCAATGGAACGAAATGCCTACCAACTTTAAAGATAGGTGGGTTGATTACATTGAGTCTGAGTTTGATAGAAGGGAAGAAGGATATTGGTTTATGAATAAAGGAGAGCCTACGTACATTACGGGTTCTCACTATATGTATCTTCAGTGGACAAGTATTGATGTGGGATACCCCGACTATCGTGAGGCTAACAGAGTATTCTTTATATTTTGGGAAGCTTGCAAGTCTGATAAGCGTTCATTTGGAATGACTTATCTAAAGATTAGACGTTCAGGGTTTTCTTTTATGGGCTCTTCAGAGGCTGTAAACTCAGGAACATTAGCAAAAGACGCAAGGGTAGGTATACTATCTAAGACGGGTTCTGATGCTAAGAAGATGTTTACGGATAAGGTTGTACCAATATCTAATAGGTTACCATTTTTCTTTAAACCTATACAAGATGGTATGGATAAACCTAAGACTGAATTAGCTTTTAGGATTCCTGCATCTAAGATTACAAAAAAGAATATGCACGAGGTTGCAGTTGATGAACTTGAAGGGTTAGATACCACGATAGATTGGAAAAACACGGACGATAACTCGTATGATGGTGAGAAGTTGTTACTTCTTGTACACGATGAGAGTGGTAAGTGGATTAAACCAAACAATATATTAAACAATTGGCGTGTTACTAAGACTTGTTTACGATTAGGTAGTAAGATAATAGGTAAGTGTATGATGGGTTCAACATCAAACGCACTATCAAAGGGTGGTAGTAACTACAAGAAGTTATACGAAGATTCAGATGTAAATAATAGAAACGCTAACGGTCAAACTAAAAGCGGTATGTATTCTTTATTTATACCAATGGAGTGGAATATGGAAGGATTCATAGACAAGCACGGTATGCCTGTCTTAACTAAGCCGACTAAATCCATACTAGGAGTAGATGATGAAATTATTTCTAATGGGGCTATAGATTATTGGAATGCAGAAGTTGATTCTCTTAAAAGTGATGCTGATGCGTTGAATGAATTTTACAGACAGTTCCCACGTACAGAATCACACGCATTTAGAGATGAAAGCAAGTCTTCATTGTTTAATCTTACTAAGATATATCAACAGATTGATTATAACGATTCAATGATAAAAGAACACCACGTTACGCAGGGTTCATTTCATTGGAAGGACGGGCAAAAAGATACAGAGGTTATATTTAGCCCCGATATAAGAGGTAGGTTTTTAGTAAGTTGGGTTCCTAACAAGTCCTTACAGAACAATATAATAACTAAAAAGGGAATGAAGTATCCCGGAAATGAGCACATAGGTTCTTTTGGATGTGACTCATATGATATATCAGGAACGGTTGGTGGTAAAGGCTCTAATGGTTCTTTGCACGGTCTTACTAAATTTAATATGGATGATGCTCCTAGTAGTGAATTTTTCTTGGAGTATATAGCTAGACCTCAGACTGCTGAGATATTCTTTGAAGAGGTTCTTATGGCGTGTGTATTCTATGGTATGCCAATACTTTGTGAAAACAATAAGCCACGATTGCTATACCACTTTAAGAATAGGGGTTATAGAGGTTACTCTATGAATAGACCTGACAAGCAGTTTAATAAATTATCTAAGACTGAAAAAGAGTTGGGAGGAATACCTAACTCATCTGAAGATGTTAAGCAATCACACGCTTCAGCTATTGAGTCTTACATAGAAAAGCATATAGGGTTAGATATGAGTGGTGCTTACAGGGATTCTGATGATATGGGTACTATGCCTTTTCCAAAAACCCTAGAAGATTGGGCAAGGTTTGATATTAACAACAGAACTAAGTTTGATGCTTCTATAAGTTCAGGGCTAGCTATAATGGCAAATCAAAAGCATACCTACCTTCCGGAGCAAAAACAGTCAAAAATTAGTATTACCTTTGGCAAGTATAACAACAAGGGGTCAATCAGTGAATTATTAAGATAGATGAAAGAGGTAAATATAAATATTGCGTCAGCAGGTTTTCCAAGTCAATTTGTATCTGATGCTGAAAAAGCTTCAGAAGAATTTGGATTACAAATAGGTCAAGCTATTCAGTATGAATGGTTTAAAAAAGATTCTAACAACTGTAAGTTTTACGACCAACAGAGAGACTTTAGAAGACTACGTCTATACGCTAGAGGTGAGCAATCTATTGCTAAATATAAAAACGAGTTAGCTGTTGATGGAGATTTATCATACCTTAATTTAGATTGGACTCCCGTTCCTATACTACCTAAGTTTGTTGACATAGTAGTTAACGGTATGTCGGGTAGATTATTTAAGGTAAATGCTTACGCTGAGGATTCTATGTCTCTATCTAAGAGAAGTAAGTATCAGGATATGATACAGGGTCAGATGGCAGCTAAGGAAGTTCTTACAACCATACAGGATAATACAGGGATGAATCCATTTACTATGGACCCTAATGACTTACCTGAAAATGACGAGGAACTTTCGCTTTATATGAACTTAAACTATAAGCCTGCAATTGAAATAGCTGAAGAAGAAGCTATTAATACATTGTTTGCTTCTAATAAATATATAGACCTACGTAAAAGGTTTGACTACGACCTTACTGTTTTGGGTATAGGTGTAGCAAAGCACGAGTTTTTACCGGGTTCAGGCGTAAAAATTAGCTACGTAGACCCTGCAAATGTAGTATACAGTTATACCGAAGACCCTCACTTTAAAGATTGTTTTTATTGGGGAGAGATTAAGACATTACCTATAGTAGAGCTAATGAAGATTGACCCTTCATTAACAAATGAAGACTTAGAAAAAATATCAAAGTACAGTCAGAGTTGGTACGACTACTATAACTCAGCTCAGATGTTCCAAGATAATATATTTTCTAGAGACTCAGCTACACTTTTATACTTTAATTATAAGACCACGAAAAAGATTGTATACAAAAAGAAGGTATATGATAATGGTGGTTCAAAGATGATTGAGAAGGATGACCAATTTAATCCACCACAAGAGATGATGGATGATGGTAACTTTGTAAAAGTTGAGAAGACAATTGATGTTTGGTACGATGGCGTTATGGTTATGGGTACTAACATTATACTTAAGTGGGAATTAGCTGAGAACATGGTTCGTCCTAAATCAGCTAGTCAGTATGCTATACCAAACTATGTAGCTGTTGCACCAAGAATGTATAAGGGAGTTATTGAATCATTAGTAAGAAGGATGATTCCTTTTGCTGATTTAATTCAGATGACACA